CGCGAAGTCTACGGGCTGCTGTGTGACCCAAAGGCGGCAGAGCAGGCGTTTACGGCCAATGGGGTGCGCGTCGAGGGCTATGGGATGCGCGATGCGACCCGCGGGCTGAACTTCGAGGGGCAAAGGCCGACTCGGGTTTGCCTGGATGACGTTGAGGACGACGACGAAGCCACGAGTTTGTTGGTTCGGGAGCGGATTCGGGACAAATACCGGCGCGTGGTCGATGCGATCGGGGCCGAACATACGAACTTCATGGCCGTGGGCACGATCATTTATCCGGATTCGCTGCTGGTTGAACTGCTGGACCGGGCCGATTACCGGGGTTTGGTGTTCCGCAGCATCGAGGCCGAGCCGGAAAACGGAGCGCTGTGGGCCGAGTGCCGGGCGATCTACATGAATCGCCGCGATCCGGACCGCGAAGCCAAGGCGGTGTCCTTCTACCGGCAGAACCGCAGGGCGATGGACAAGGGCGCCCGGGTGCTGTGGCCGGCGTGGGAGTCGCTGTTCAAGTTGATGACGATGCGCTGGACGATGGGCGACTATGCCTTCCGGTCCGAGAAGCAGAACGAGCCGGTCAATCCGGCGCTGATCGTGATCAAGAAGGAATGGTTCAGGTATTACGACGGGCAGCCTCCGCATGGGTGCGCGTGGTATTTGTTCGGCGATCCGGCATTCAGCAAGCGGCACACAGCCGACGAGGCCGCGTTGGCGACCATGGCCGTCGATCCGGACGGGTATTACTACGTTCACGACTGCGAAGCCGACCGCTATGGTCCGGCCGAGTATGTCAACATGCTCTTCCAGCGGATTCAGATGCTTCAGGATCGCCATGGCGACGATTTCAAGGGCGCCTTCCTGGAGCAGCTCGAGTATCTCCGGGACTGGATTCAGCGGCACATGCGCGAAAACAAGATGTATTTCAACCTAGGCGAATTGCAGCCGGTCAAGGGCGAGGGGCCAGACGCCGCTGCGGTAGGGACGCCAAAGCGCCGGATCAAGGCTGTGATTCCGCATTATCAAGCCGGGGTGGTCCTCCATCATGCCGGCCTGAAGGGTTCGAAGGTGGAGGAACAGTTGTTGTTCCCGGCGGGCGAGCATGACGATGCGGCTGATGTTGTGGCTTACGGAATCAAGTATGCGCAGGCGCCGCAGCGGGAATCGGGAAAGAAGCCATGGGAGAAGATGACGCCGGCAGAGCAGGTTCAGGCGGCGATAGATGCTGAAGAGCGCCAGCGGCAGGAAGTGGCTTGGGGGATGTTCTGATGGCCGAGAACACCCAAAATGTCATTGAGTGGGAAGACATGATCGGTCCGGATGGCGAACGCTACCGGGTTTTGGTCGAGAAGGAATGGCTTCCGGGCTTCAACATGTGGTCAAAAATCGTGCGGGGGTTGAAGAAGGCATGTCCGTAAAAAGGCGCAGCAAACAAGAGCGCAAGCGGATTGAGGCAGTTATTCAAACTCGGGTAGATCGCGAGGTTGGGGCGTTCCTCCGGGCGTGGATGGAGTGGTATAAGGCTGAGTTCGGCGTGAATCGCTACATTGAGGTGTTTAAGGCGATGAACCGCCGGGAAAGTTCCCCTGACGTTCGGCAGGATGCCCAAAGTTCTCAGGATGAGACGGCGGAGGGGGAAACTTCGAGGATTAAAGCGATTGATGGGAGGCAGAGGGTTTGAGTCGAGCGATCGCTATTGTGGGTTTGGCCGGTCAAAGTCGCGACCGGGCGCCGTTCCATGATCCCGAGTGGGAGTTGTGGGGGCTAAATTCCGTTTGGCATCAGGTGCCCCGCGGAGTCAAGTGGGATCGCTACTTTGAGTTGCATGATCTGACAACAAGCAAACTGGCGCGGCTTTCTCGGCTCAAGTGCCAGATTTACCAGCGTCGGAATTTCCCATTCACTGAGATCATGGAGGAGTTTGACAAGCCAAAGCCCTACTTCACGTCCACGCCGGCCTGGATGATGGCTTTTGCCATGCTGCTCATGCGTGAGGAGGAGGGCCGCAAACGAATCGGCCTGTGGGGAATTCAGATGGAGGAGCGGATTGAATACAATAAGCAACGCGGATGCCTTGAATATCTGATTGGCCGGGCGGTGGAGCGGGGTATTGAGATTGTGCTTCCAAAGGGCTGCCTTTTGATGCGAGGCCGCCTATATGCGAGCGACTGCCGGGTGGCGATATGATTGAATGGCTGGCGATAGGTTGGATTGCCGGGATGGTCGGCGGGTTCGCCTTGGGCGTGATTTATGGGCGCAAAGACGATCTGGTGCGGCAGGAGATTGCGGTTCGTTGGGCATTGGCCAAGACACCGGGGGAGTTGATGCTGGAGGAGCCAGTGGAGAGCATGACCGAGGAAGAGTTGCGGCAACGCTACAATCTTCCTGACACGGCGATGAATTGATGCAAGACTAGATAGGCAGGACCGGCGACACGGACGTTGCCGGGGACTCAGGCCAAGGAAGGCCGAACATGAGAACGGACAGCAATTTGCTTCGGGCCATGGCGCCCGGAGCGCAGTTCGAAACCGGCGTATCAGGGCAGGATGAAGCCTTGATGCGCGAGCGTGTCAGAGAAGGCGACCCGACGAACCAAAACGATCGGGCGGCGATTGCCTGGTGGAAAGAGGAGCGGATACGGCAGGCGAAAAACGCCACAGCCGAAATTCGCGGCAAAGCCGACGAAGCCGTTGCTTTCTACGAAGACGATACGCACGTAGCCGTCAGCCCTGACGGACAATTGATTCACCCCGAGCAACTGAAAACCACAGCGATTCCTGTATCGTATCGAAACTGCAACTTCTACGCCGTGATGGTTGATGCAATTTGCGCCCGCATCCTCTCGGAAAAAGCGGTCGCCAAAGCCATTGCCGGCGGGATGGGAATGGATGCGCAGAGAAACAAACAGGCGGCAAAAGGCGCTGAACTGACGATCCAACATATCGAGCGCGTAAATAACGACGAGGACGAGAACCAGGCGTTGGTGCAAATGCAGGTCCTCGGGGGCGTCGGTTATCAGAAGGTTTGGTATGACGATGCAGCCTGGGGCAAGGTGTTGATGCAGGACAACAACGTGCATGAGGCGCAGACCGGGGAAATAACGTGGTCGGCTGTTCCCATGCAGGAAATATTACACGAACCGCAAACAAAATGGCGGCATATCGGTTGGGCAACGCATGGGTATCGGCGTAGCATTGGTTGGGTTCGCCAAGCGTTTCCGGACCGTGGCCAATATGTATGGGTAGGGCGCGAGGACCGGGCGAACGAGTTCTCGCTAGATACGATGATGCGCGGGGTTCCGGTTGAACGTGCGAAGGATCGCGATCCGGACAGCACCCAGGTGGATGTGTTCGAGTGTTTTGCCAGGGCGCTTAACCCTGCAACCGGGCGTCCGGGGTGGCTGAGTTGGACCTTCTGTGAAGATACCGTTCTCTCCCCCCCTCATTTCCTCCGAGATATTCCACTGATTCCAGTCTATTTCAACCAGTCACTCCGGACAAAGGGGCCGCTGACACTGGCTTGGGATTTGATCCCCATGCAACGGGAAGTGCGCCAGACGCTTGAGGGCTGGTGTTTTCGCCGGCGCATCCACCAATACCCGAAGCCGATCCTCCCTCAGAGCATGAAGATGTCGGATTGGGACAACAGCCCGCGGCCAATGCGGGCGCCGGTTGATCCACGGACAGGCAAAATGATCCCGCCAGTTTGGATGGAGCCGCCCAAACTGGACAGCCAAGGGGTCAATGAGTTTCTCGACAAACAATTGTATTTGATGTCCGAGAGGGCCGGTATTCACGAGACGAGCCGCGGTATGGTCGGATCAGGGATCACGTCCGGTAAACAAGCGCAGATTGCTGCCGCGCAGGACAACACGAACCTTCAGCGGCCAGTGCAGAACTATCGAACAGGCAAAAGCCGCTTGTGGACTGTTGTTCTGCGGCTGGCTGACGAGAAATACCCAAGGGGCAAGTTGATTGAGGTGATCGGTCGCGACAACCGGTATATGGCCGAGGCGTTTCAAAAGGGCGTGGGTGAGAAGATTGTTGGTATTCGAATCGGCACGATCAGCCGGATTCCTTTGGAGCCGCAGCAGCGCCAAGACTTTGTGAAGATGATGGCGGAGTTGGGGCTGTTTGCCGAAGGCGCCGAGCGACAGCGCCGCGAGTTCCTGCGTTTCATGGAATTCGAGAGCAACATTGAGGACGACGTGGACGAGATTCTTGTGGCTCATGCGATGGCGCTGGAAGAAGAGGAATTGCTGTCACAGGGGAATTGGGCACCGGTCGGCGAGTTGGATTTGCACGAGTTTCATTTGGAGATTCACTACCAAGCCGCAAACGCGCCAGACGCAAGGGCGGACAAGGAATCTTACGATCTGCGAAAACAACACATCGATATGCACATAAACGCGCAACACACGCTTTCAATGGAGGAGGCGCAACGGCAAGCGGAGTTGCAACAGGTGGTTCAACCGCAATTAGGGGGGCAAATGGCAGGGCAGTGACTGGGCAACGCTCGCGCTACATAGCGCAAATTCAAGCGTCCCGGTGGAGGAATAATGAGTGCCATGGAAGGCATGGAAAGCGCCATGGACGGCGCGACGGACCTGTCAGACGGCGGGCAACCGGAAGATTTCGACGGAGATGCGACCCACGATACGAGCGGGGCTACCGGTGCGCCGGCACAGCCTGAAACGTTCGAAATCGGCGGGCAACGCTACACGTCGGAGCAACTGCAACAGGCTCTTGATTATCGGGCGAACATGGACCGGTGGAACAAGAGCAACACCGAGCGTTCGGAGCAATTGGCGGCTGAGCGGCGGGAGTTGGAGGCCCTTCGGGCCGAAGTGAGTGCGGGCAAGGGCAAACGCGGACCGGATGAGGAAACCGAGGAGTTGCCGGATTACGGCGACGATGATCTGGCGGAGTTCGGCAGCGCGGTTGAAACCCGCATTACCAAGCAGGTCGAACGGATGCTAAAACCGGTCCTCGACCATCTTGGCGAGGTGAACAAGACCGCAGAGGCGGAACGTGAAGCGGAAATGCTGAAGGGATTCAACAAGAACCTGGAATCAACGGCGAAGAAATGGGGGGTCAACGAAGATTCTCTGTATCGCATCGCGGTTGATGACGGCCTGAAGCACCCGCTGGATTACTACGCCAACAAGGTCTTTCAGAAGGCAAACCGGGCGGATGAGGTGCCAAACGGCAACCGCCGGCCGGGTCAGGGTCAACCTTTGGTTGGTCCGGGCGGAACGCCAGCCTCGATCGGGGACCAGGACGGCTTGCAGTATGCGCCGGATGACCCGAGGGCGGAGGAATCGGACCGCAAATGGTTCCAAAAATTCCTCAAGAGCCAAGGGGCAGGTTAGGCCAAACAATCAACTATGAGCGCCATGGAGGGCGCTTTGAAGGAGGCCAAGGATGGCCGCAGAACTTGCAAATGCAGGAGGGTATATTGAACTGCTGAAGCAGCGACATTTCCCGCGCCTGCAAAATCAGATCGTCCGGGACAACTTCATGCTCAAAAAAGTGCGTGAAGCCGTTCCGGGAGTGGAGCGCATCGGCTCCAATGTCATCATCGCCAGCAAAACCGCCTACTCGGGCGGGATGACGGCGAGTTCCACAATCACAACGTCGATAACGATGCCAACACCGGGGAGTTCGAAGTCTGACCAGATGACTGTGCCGTTGGAAACGCTTTTCGGCGCATTCGAGGTGCCGGACATCGTGATTCAGCGGATGCAGGAGCCTGCGGGAGCGTGGGTCGATCCGTGGAAGAACGAGATGATGGACATCCAGGAGTCCATGCGAATCATGCTCAGCAAGGCTTATGTCGGCAGCGGCACAGGCGAGTTGGGCGTGGTCACGGCATTCACCAATGGCTCGCCTGACACGGTGACGCTCGATTCTTGTTACGCTCTTCAGGTCGGTTGGATTGTGGATTTCGTGCGTTCGGGTTCGACCATTGCCGACGGGACCGACGTTACAATCACGGCGATCACCGGTCCGACGACGTTCCAATGCACGATGAGCGGGACGCCGCAGGCAGGGGACATCGTGGTTTTGGCTGACTCCTACAACGCCGTTTCGAACGGGCTGGCCGGGTTCATGGACAACACGAACACCGACTTCCAGGGCGTCAACCGGGCCACGAATTCATGGGCGCAGGCGCAGGTTGTTAACAATGGCGCCGGCGATGGCGTCGCGGTCAGGTTCAAGCCGAAAAAGTTGAAACTGCTGCACAACCAGATCAAGCGGTTGGGTGGTGTCAAACCTTCGGCCTATGTTTCCCATTCGGACATCATCAGCGTGATCGCGCATGTGATCTACCCAGGTCGGCAGTTCGACAACACGAAGAAGATGGAGTTGTTCGACACGGGCTTGAAGGTCCATGGGGCGCCGTTGTGGGAATGCGAGGACATCACGGACGACGTGATTTACGCTCCGCATTTCCCATCGATGCTTCGAGGGCAACTCGGACCGATCATCGCGCCTCACCAGAATCCGGAAGGCGGCGGATTCATCCAGATGGCATTGAGTGGCGGGTCGCACACCAGCGCTTGGGTCGGTTATTACCGGCATTACGGCGCCTTGGCGGCGACGAAACTCAAGACCATGGGTATGTTGGATGAAGTGCTCGACCTCTCCGATGACGCTTATGGAGACATCGAGGGGTATTCCACCTGAAATTGAGGGGGGCGGGCTTCGGTCCGCTCCCCAACTTTCCAGAGGGGGAGGGCGATGGAAATTGAAATTGGGTTGTTTGAAGCGAAGGACAAACGTCCAGAGGGATTTTGTATCTATCAGAACGGATGTGTCGAAGGTTCGACCAAGACGGCGGCTGTTTGGATCGAGCACCCGGGGCCGGCGCTGAGATATAACGCGAAGGCAATTGATATGGCTAAGCACATTTGCGCCATGCTTTGCGTGGTCCATGACGCCGATCCGATCAAAGAGTTGAGAGGGGAGTTTCGCGGCCTGCACATGCCAAGCTTCCGCCAAGGCGCGAAGAACGTAATTCAGCGCTCGAAGAAAAAACCAACTGAACTTTACTGAGAAAGGCGATGAAATGCCGATTTTAGCAGTCAACGCGCACAGGATGAAGAGTGCCTACCTTCAAAAACTGCTCACCAGTCCGTTGCATTGCGGGGTCAACGTCCAGAGGTATCGGGAATGGGAGCCACGACCTAGCGTTCCTAAGTCGTTTGAAGAGACGATGCGGCAATTCGGCGAGCAATACGGGGTGAAATTGCGGCTGGAGTGGGATGGCTTTGGCCGGTTTTTCATCATCATGCAAAAGGCGAAGGAATGGGATTTCGACGAGGAGAAATACGTTGAAAAAGACGGGCACGTTTTTGATTTGGTGACGCCGGATGGGCGACCAATCAAGGCAGCGGACTTTGGAACATACATTTTCGACGTGATCAGCGAGTTCCATATGGGTTTCACGGCCAAAGCGAAGCGGGAATACCGCAAGCGGCTGAAAGAAGCACAGGATTCAATCAAGCGGGACGAAAACGAGAAGATCATGGAGGAAGGGCTGGAGGTGGCCGAGCAGGCAGCCCGCAGCGCACACGATGGCGAATCTTACGAGAAAATGATTGGCCGGGATAAGGTCCATTCGATGGGCGCCAATTCAGCGGCTGATTCGAGCAAAGGGGCGGCGGCTACGAAGCGCCGGAGCAAACGGGCGAAAAAATGAGCGATGTCAGGCAGCCAACACAGTTGATAGCGCGGATGGGCCGCAAGAGTGACAAGTACATCGCCTCGGGGTCGGATTGGGTGAATTATGCCAAAGCGATCGAGGCGTTGAACGAAGAACAAACGGAACTTTGTGATTGGCTGATCGACCAGGACAAGGGGTTGTTTCTGAAAAGCAGCCTTGTTTCTTTGGTTGCCAATCAGCAGGAATATTCGTTGCCGGCGGACTGTAGGCGGATCAAGCGGCTAGAGATTTACAACAACGGCTCCAGTAGTTTGTGGACAGGGCACGAGGTGGAAATTGTGCCGTTCATTGACCGCGAAATGTTTGTTAGGACAGCCTACCGGTCAGTGAATTGGTATTCGAGCAAGGCGGCGTTACGAAACAGAAAGATTCACGCATTGCCGAATCCTTCCAGTTCGGTCACGAATGCTTGGCGGCTTTGGTATTTCGCGCAGCCCCCGGAAATGCTAATTGCCACAGCATCGGAAGGCGGGGCTTCGACAATAACGCTTCCGGAGACGGCAACGGCTGGAACGGTGAGCGCGGTCGATGACGCTTACAACGAGGCGTGGGTTTATATCTCTAGCGGGACAGGATCGGGGCAGTTGCGACAGTGCAGCGATTATGTGGGCGACACTCGGGTTTTAACGGTGTCGGAATCCTGGTCAACACAACCGGACGCAACAAGCGTCATCGAGGTGTTGGCGGCGTTACCGAGGGAGGACATGGAGGTTTTGGCCTTGGGGGCGCTGAGGCGAATTGAATCAAGTGATGCGGATCGGGACGGTTGGGAAAGGAATCATCGAGCGGATTACGAAATGGCCAAACTTCGGCTTCTGGAAATCGAGAGTGCGCCACAGGTGCAGAATCCGCCAAGAATGAACATCGTCTGTGAGTAAAGGCAGGCGTTAATAACGGAAGCGGGCGTTCTGTTATTAAAGGCAAACGGACACAAGGATGTGTCCGGGCAGGAGGCACAAGGACGTGCCGGAACGCGCTGAATTCACGTTGGACAACTTTAGGGGCGAGGATCGTCAACTTGATCCTGCTCAATTGGGCGATGGAGCCAGATGGCAACTCAATTGGGAGATCGAGGACAAGGGGACCGCGCTCAAGACGAGACCTGGATGGGGATTTCTCGCAGCGGGAGACCGTTACGGGAATAACGATCTTCCGGCGCTGTTGTCGATCTACGCCAAGGACAAGGGCTTTCAGGGAATTCTGGTTGCGGTGGTTGCCGGGCATGTGCGGGAACGGGGCATAGCCATAGGCCAGCATGTGTTTGACGACGGCAGCGTATTCGGCAGCGCACTGAGCCGCGTTGTCACAATGTATCCGCAAGACGCTTCGGCAACGTATTGGCCGAGGGGAGCCGATCTTGGGACCAATGAGTTTGAGCAAGTGGATTGGCGGGCGTCGTTGACCGCGGCGTTCGGTCGTTTGCTGGTTTTTCAGCCCCACCAGGTTCCTGTGCATGTTTATCCGAGTGGGACGGCAAACGTTCCGATCGTGCGGACGTTGGGGATTGACAGGCCGGTTCTCTGTGGGGCTGGCTCCTTCACCGACCAAGACGATTTCCAGCCGACAGTGGCGACCGGGGCGGCGGGCAATTTGACCGGCGATTACCGGTATGTGCTGACACTGAAAAACAAGGACGACAAATTTCCTACGGAATCGCCGGGGAGTTTGCCGAGCGCGAGCGTTTCCCCAAGTAGCGAACAAGTGAACATTTCGGCGGCGAACGTCGATTGGGCGCTGCATCCGTCATCAGCCGTGACGCATGTGGGGATTTACCGAAAGAAAGTGAACGATACGGAGTTGTGGAGTCACTATTATTGGGTGGCAGATGTGGCGTTGGCGACGTTTGAATCTTCGGGGTATTCGGACAACGTGGAGGATGGGACTGTCCTTTCAAGCGAGATATTGGACGAGGCAAAATACCCGATGCGGGGCTTCGGTTACGCACATTTTCACAAGGGGAGGCTGTATGCCGGCAACCAAGCCGATTGGAGCGGTTTGGCGGACATGACGCAAAACAACTATTACGCCACCTTAAAGCCGAGCGCGGGAACACCGGGGGATTCGCGTTATTCGGATTTCATCCAAGAAGGACGTCGGGTAGTTATCGCGGGAACGACCTATACGATTCTCAAGAGTTTCCAGGACGGCTCAGGAAACAATCGAATTTATTTGGCCGACACAGATCAGGCGCAAGACGTGGACGCTTACGCGAGGTTTTTCTACACGCCGAAGCAATACACAGGCACAACGTTGAGTGATGCGGCGGCAAGAATTCCAGGAAACAAAAGGACGATTTTTGCCAGTTATTACGGAGCGGCGTATTGCGGCTATCGGCACGTCCTTTATGAGATCGTGCCGGGGCAGGACACAGACGGGGAATTGACGGGATTGGGGACGATGCGCGATGCGCTTCTCGGGTGCTACGAAAAAGCGCTGTTTTTGATTCATGGGGGGGATTTTGCCGACAACGCCGAAAACGGCAACGTGTTTCCGGACTGGCAATGGCGCTATATCTCAAACGGAATTGGACTCGCGGCGCCCAAGACGTTGAGTTGGGATGCGGACGGGAACGCTTATGGGTATGGCGGGCCAAATGGCGGTGTATGGACGACGGACGGACTTTCAATTCGCTCGATCAGCGATTCCATTTTAGAGCGCCGGCTGTTGGAGTTTGCGGACCAGAAGTTTGCGGTTGGCGGGTTTGATCATCAGAAGCGAGTTTACCGACTGTTCTTCCCTCATAGCCTAGATGGGCATGGGTTCGCGTTTTCCTTCGATACGGGGGATTGGTGGGAAACAAACCATGTGGCGCCAATGGCGCTCGCAAACCAATCGCCAGTGGCGGCCGGGACTATTCCCGCGTTCGAGGAAGTGGTCGAGGATGACATTGTGAATACATGGACACTAACGATTGACATAGAAGAGGTCTGACCGAAATGGGCGTTGGAGGCGGAAATAATGTTGCGGTGACGATTGGAGAGGAAACGGTTGTTTACAATTATCCGGTCGATGTTCCAGCCTCAATCGAGGACATTGCCGACGAAACCGAGGTGGAGTTGGAGGCGAACGCGGCAATAGGTTTTGCGTTTCAGACCTGGTTGGGCGATGTGCCGGCAGGGCAAGAAACAACCAATCCGTTGACAGTGACCATGGATCAAGCCAGATCGATCACGGCGAGGTTTGAATATCTATTATGAATCTAATGCAAGCGAGGGATATGGCGGGGCGGCTGACGTATTGGGCTGAGCCGATGAATTGCGCAGCATTCACCTTGCCGACATCATACTGTCACACAGGAGTTGCGCTTTCGAAGAATCCAAAGGCGATTTGCTCGCAGTGCTATGCAAAGATAGGCAGCCGGTATATCGAAGCATCGGCAGCGGCGGCACAGCAGAAGCGGATTGATGCGATAACGAATCTGCCGGCGGGCCAATGGATTGACGCTTTGGTTTACATGCTCCAGCACCAACCTTTCCAAAGGATGTTCTGGCACGATTCCGGGGATTTGCAGGGGGAAGAGCATTTCGAGCGCATTTGTGAAGTTGCGCGAAGGACGCCCGATATTCAACACCGGATCAGCACGAAGGAATGGCAATACGTGAATACTACATCCATTCCAGAGAACATGATTTTGCGATATAGCGCATTGGCAATCAACCACCGGGGGCCGGATGAATTCGGGCTTACGTGCGGAGTCTATGAAAAAAGCAGGGTCCACGAGGCCAAAGCCGATGCTGTTTGCTACGATGACATGCGTCCGCATTGGGATAAGAGCAAACAATTCGTGGTTGATATTTTGAGGTGGGAACGATGACCGTTGGCAGCGGATACGGAGACCCGGTTGAACCGGGCAACGAATCGACGGCGGCAAGCGCGGACAATGCGGTTGCGAAAGGGGTTCCGTTCATTACCGCGGATGGGATCGTGGGGATCATCAGTGGTGATTATCCGTATGATGGGCATTCTCACCAAGGAACGATAACGGCGCTGGAGACGGCCAGCACGTCAAATGTGCGGGTAACGGTTTCAGGAATTTCATGGACAACGGGGGGGCGCTACAACGGCGCGTGGCTGTATTTGGCCGATGGAGATGGGATTGGCACCTGGTATAAGGTGGATTGGGCAAACACGAGCGAGAACTATATCTATATTGCAGGGGTGACGGCAGACACGTTTGCCGGGGCGGTTGGAGATACGGTCGAAATTGGGCGGATTCACGCAATCCGCGATTTTGCGTATTTGCGGCCGGAGGGAAGTGCAAAGTTCGACCGGATTCTTGTGGACCACAATGGAGCGGATGGGACAGAGAGCGCGGACGAGGTGGCCGTTCTTCATGCGCAGGTGTTCAGCCAAGGGTTGACGCCAGACACGCCATTGATTCAGGTGGGATCTACTCAGGTAGACGAGAGCCAGCGAAACAGCGTGAAGTGGCGGCGCTTGGGTTATGATGCGGCGCCGGCGGCGAATCCTCGATCAAGCCGGCTGCGGATGCGGCTGAAGGCGATGGTTCGCAATACGGCGATCACGATCCGGCAAATGCGAGTGGGGGCAAAGATATGGCCGAGATAGACATTTTCACGGCTCCGCGCCTCGATGTGATTAACCTATTGCGACCGGAAACGGATCAGCGGGAAGTGATTCGAGCGCTGCATGAGGCGTTCCGTAGCGTGCAACAAGCGCTTGATTTTTTGGAATTGCTGGCGGGCAAGATCAAACCGATCCTTGAAGCCAATTCCGTCGAGGGTAAAGCGGGGACAGGGCTAACCGAAGGGATGGTGTGTTATTTGGCCGGGGATACGTGGTTGCCATGCAATACGGGCACGGCGGGGGCTTGGCCGCGGGGAGTGGCGACGGCGGTAACGAAAAAAACGGCAGTTGTGCAGGTTACAGGGATAGCCGAGGTTCGAATTATTTCATCGCCTGTGGCGGGTTCCCTGGTTTATCCAAGCGCGACTTCGGGGTATGTCTCGGACACGCCGCCAGACCCGGCAACGGCAGAGTTTTGGGCTTGGGTCGGATTTACCCTTGGGACAGCAAAAAGTGGGAAGGTTAAGATGATCATTCGACCGATAGGACCGGACCAATGAAACAGACTCTTGTCATTGTGGCGCTTATTCTAGCATCCGCGATTTCAGCGAGGGCTGAGGATTTCTATATGCGGGCGGTTGAGGCGACCCAAGGCGCGGTGATTCTAAACGGGGCGGGCGATAAGCCGTCTTTTGTGGCGGATTCGACAGATGAGCAACTGGAGTTGCCTGCATCGTGGACGCTCTCAATCGGGACGTTGCGGCTGGACGACTCGGCGGGGGATGGTGGGGCGTCATTGATCGGGGCGAATCCGACGGCATTGACGTATTCAAGCGCGACGGATGTTCAGGCGATTTTGGAGGATATTGACGCTGCGATGAGCGGGGGATTTTCGGAGACGGAGTATTTCCCGGCATCACAGACCTTGAACGAGGGCACAACGGACTCAGGATCGTATGAGGACTTGGACGATATTGGGACAAACGATTTTGTGATAAATGAGGAGGCAGGTGCCAGTTCAATTGATCTCGAATTTGGCTTTACGGGAGTCGGAAGCGAAATCAATCAGTTGATTGTGCGCGGGTATTATGACGGTGGCTCAGATCACAACGTGGCGATTCAGATTTACAACTACACAACAACGGCATTTGAGACACAGGGGTTGATGTCGGTGGCTACGGCCTACCAGTGGTTTGCGTTTCCAATTTTTCTTTCGAGCGATTACTTGGACACAGGGGCAGCGACGGTCCGGTTCCTGCATTTGGAAAATGGCAACGCATCGCATGATTTGATTTTGGATTATGTGGCTTTGAGAAAATCAACGGTCGGTGGGGGTGGAGTGACAGACCATGGTTCGCTGGCAGGGTTGGGGCACGACGACCATACGCAATATTTACTTGCAGACGGGACACGAGGTTTAAGCGCGAATTGGGATGCTGGATCATGGGAAGTCCGGGCAGAAACGCTTGAAAGCGATGTAGGAACGGGAACAGCGCCGTTTACAGTGGCGTCGTCAACACTCGTAACCAACTTGAATGCGGATTTGCTGGACGGGGAAAGCGCCGCAGCCTTCCAGGACCAGGATGCGCTATTGGATTTAATCGCGGGGCTGAGCGATCCGGGGGCGGATAGAATTTTAGCGTGGGACGAGGACCCGACCGATGGGATGGTGTGGCTCGATTATTCATCGTTTGGGGACACGCAAAATCTTTGGGAGACATTTACTGCGGATTCGGGAAGCGCGACAGCGAACGCGACAGACGATTCATTTGCGATCACAGGCGGCACGGACATCACCACGGCGATCAGCGGCGATGAGGTCACAATCACGGCGGACGCGGCACTGGCGCGGGATTCAGAGGTCACAAGCGCGATCTCGGCTCATGCCGGGGTGAGCGACGCACACCACAGCCGCTATACAGACGCCGAAGCCGTGAGCGCGGTCGAAGCGGAGTCGCCATTGAACCTGGCGGATGAAGTCATTGTAACCGGCAGCACATCGGACATCCGGTTTCTCGCGGATGATTTCGGGTGGGAATACATGCAGATCGGGGCCAGTTCCGGGGACACCGGGGCCAATCTGGCGATCAGCCGGAGAGGGACAGCAGACGGCTCGATTGACAATGTGCGGATATTCGCGGTCAACATGCGGTTGGACGCCGACACGGCGCTGGACATCAACTCGCCTTCAACGGACTTCTCGGGCGATGTGACGGTAAACGGGACGCTGACGGCCAGTTTGAGCATCGGCTTGGACGGGCTGAGCGACACGACCATCACCGGGCCGCTCCAAAACAGAGACGCGCTCATATATAACGGTAGCGCTTGGGTGGACCGGCCGCTTGTGGAGGCGGATATTAGTGACCTGCAATCCTACCTGACAAGCGAGAGCGATCCGCTGTATGTGGCGAGCACGGCGTTCGGGATCGACGCTGGCGACGTGCTAAACTGGGACACAGCCTACGGATGGGGCGATCATGCAAGCGCCGGGTATTTGAGCGAGGCTGATGCGGCAACGACCTACTTGGCTCTGGATGCCAGCAACGACCCGTTGACCGGGGACCTGACCATTGGAACGGACGGCGTGGCTACGCGGCAGATTAGGCTGAATGGGGGAACGGAGAGCGATTATGGGCTGATGCGGAATGACGACAGTACGTTCCTCCTGCAAGGGGTGGACAATCATGCTTCCGTGCAATCGACAACCGGATACGTATACCTAAGATCGGCCGGCGGGCAGCATCAATACTTCAATGCCGGGAACTACTGGCTTTTCCGGGATGAGGACTCCTTAAATGCAAATCGAGTAAGTATAAACAGCGCAAACGCGGACACGAATATTATCGTTGTCGGGACCGGGGTCGGCGTCGATGTGCAAAACGCGACGGGGCCATTGGGGTTTTTGGGTTCCGATTCCTCAGCAGCCAATCGCGGGGTGCTGAGCCTGTTCGAGGCCACGACGCCGGATGAAAAGGTCCGGCTGTCGGCGGTCGCAAGCGATGACAACTGGATCGACAACGGCGGGGATTTCGGGATTGGAACGGATTCCCCTTCGACGGATTTGCACGTTAGCAGTTCGGGCACGACCAAAGCCCGGGTCACGGGAACCTTCCCACAGGTGCAGATCGACGACACCGGGGGGCAATTGTGGTCCATCGTGTCGGACGTGAACAAGCTCTTCATTGCCCAGGGCGAAGGCACCAGCGACCCGGTGCTGACCATTGAGGCCGACGAGGACGCCTTATTTGGCAACGACATCGAAGTCCAGGGCAATACAATCCGGGACAGCGGCAGCGGCGACGCCATTCAATTCGACGGCAGCCAGAACACGACTATTCTAGGTGATTTAACAGTGGACGGGGCACTTACTTTGGGAAGTCGCGCCATTGTAAGTGTGGAGGCGATTGAACTGGACGCAGGCGACACCAATCAGCTCGATGTGGTGATCGGCAGCGACACGGTACTGGCGGATGTGGTGAATGCGACGGGATCAAATGGGGTGACACTCCCATCCGCTGTAGCGGGTCGCATGATTATGATCAAAAACGCCTATCCAGCCTCACTGAAAATCTGGCCAAACACCGGGGATGTTATTGACCAGAAAACACCTGCCGGGACGCCTATAACCATTGGTAATTATGATGGAATCACGCTGGTGGCGTTCAACGCCATGTATTGGGATGTCGTGGGTTACTGCGACAATTCAGCAGACTTTTAAGACAGGAGAATTCGGATGAAAAAGGTCGATAAGGTATTTTGGTTTGTTGTCATGGTCCTTCTACTTTGCGCCGGAGTGGCCTTGGCGCAACGGGAGCCGAATCAGGCAGAGGAAGATTTGATGACGGCGCGGCAACTGCGGGGGGACCTGGTGATTGTCGCCAATGCAGCGGCTGCCCTGGTCGAAGAAGCCGATCCGCCGCTGAAGCCCGACGATCCTGCGGTGATCATCAGCAATATCCTCACGGCCATGGTAACGGACGGTCCCGGCGCATGGACGGCGCTGGCTAAACCGGACGCCCGGGACGAGGACGACTACAGCCTGGAGCAACTGGCCATCCGCAAGGGGGAACTTCGGGCGGTGCAATCGGAACGGGCTAAAGCGGAAGAGGTAGTCACAAAATTGCAAGCGCACGAAACCCGCGTCCAGGAGAAGATTGACGCGGCCGAAACCGGAGAAGAGGTGAGAGAATAATGGCTGGTTTTACGTATGGCGGCGGATTCTCGCCAATGATGAGTCCGAAGTGGGGCAAGAAGCATGGGTTCCTGCCAAAGAAAAGCGAGTTCAAAGAATACGGTGCTTTGGCGAAGCAGGAGAGGGAATTGGGTCGCCAGGGCAAGCAGGTTGCGATGCAGGGCATTGGCGACATTCTGAGCGGCAAAGCGCAGATGAGCCAGGCTGAGGCGATCCGGGCTGGTGGCGCCAGGGCCAACCGGCAGTTTTTGGGGCAGACGGGTCGCGGGAGTGGATCGTTGGCTTCAGCGTTCGCGACGGGCAACAATGCGATCAACACGGCGGCGGCGGTTGCGCAGAGCAAGCGCCAAGATTTACTGGATCGGATCAGCTTAGGGAATTCGGTTTTCCAACCGATGACGCCAGGGGCGCGAAGGCAAACGACGACAACTTACCGTGGCGGAGGCGGCGGAGGCGGCGGAGGCGGCGGAGGTCGATACGGCGGACGCACCCCGCAAGCGTCATTTTTGCGGTCTGGCCGACACACAGGATTTACAAAGTTGGGCACAGCGCCGGCGTATCAGTCGATGACGCGGCCAATTCGATAGGAGATGGAAGAATGTCAACGATGAGACGGCGCAAACTGATGCGCGAAAAAACCGGGGCGGGTCTTGGCGGATTGCGCCCGGAGCAGGTTGAGCAGGCTTCGATTCACTCGCCGAAGGCGGCGCAGCGGGCGATTGCGCGGCAGAAGCGCAAGCAGGTTTTGGCAGCGTTGCGCTCGAATGCGGTGCCGAGCAGCGAGGCGCGGCAGATGTTGAAGCAGCGCGGACCGATGCGCAAAGACGAGCACGAGTATGTTTCAAGCCGCATGAGTGCGTTGCGGCGAGCCATGGAGGAGGAGCGGGAGCGGGCAGAGAAGGAAAGACGCGAACCAATGAAACGCAAGCGGATCGCGAGAAACTTGGGCCTGATCGGGTAGGCCGAACGAGGGGAACAATGCCTTTTCCAACACTTACAATCCGGCGAGGTTCGCCGGGGCTGGAATTTGAGCGCAACCGGAGGGATTTGACGCGGGTTCCGGGGGTTCAAGAGTTGCTGCGGCGCAAGGATATTCCGGTGGGTTTGACGGATTACGTTCATGGGTTGCGCGAGGACACGCCGGATGGACGATTCGAGAAATATCTAAATCAGCAGTTGACCGGGACAGCGCCACGGCCGGCGGTGCAGACAATTGATCCGGACCCGGAACAGAACATCGAGATTTCTCTAACGGATGAAGATTTCGAGGGGATGCGCGAGCCGGAGGGCTATCCGCAAAGCGTGGCGGATCATGTGGCGCAGCGGCGCTCACAGATTTTGAATGCGGTCCAGAGGGATATGACAAAGCCGAAGTATGAGCGTTTGGGCGGCGTGTTGGTCGAAAACCGGAAGGGGCTGTATTATCCGGTCGAGGCGCCTGAAGAGGCTGAGGACGAGGGGCCGGCGGCGCAGTATATTGCGGACATCCGGGAGGCGAATGCTTCGGGAGGTATGGCGCCGTCAACGGTGCAGCCGTCAAACCCGATGGAAGAGAAGTTGCATGAGTTTGTCGAATCTTACGGCGGAGGATTCATCACGTCAGAAGATGGGAGCGTTCTTCTACAGAATGCCAATGGGCGAATGAAGGATTTGGATGAGTTCGAGGGAGAGTCGGACGTGGCGGCGTTCATGGCTGAAGGTGAGCAGGTGTTTGGCCTTCGGCAGCGCTTGACCCAAGATGGGGCAGCCAAAGCGCTGTTCACATGGGGGCCGGAAGATTTGGAGGCAGGGTTGGGGGAGATCGTAAACGTGAGGCGTGGACAATTGCTACGGCAAGGAGTTCCTCCAGAAGCGATTGATGAGGCGATGTTGCAAGACCCGGTGGTAGTGACGTGGATGCAGCGGGTAGAGCAGGGACGCCAGGAGCGGCGGGAAGCGCAACAGCATTATTATGAGCAGATGCAGGATGAGCAGGCGCAGCAGGAGAAAGCCGAGAAGGAGTTTTACAGCCAACAGCAAAAGGCCATGGGGTATTTGAAGGACCAGGTTGCCGCGGGGCAAGAGGCGTATATGGGCTTAAAGGAGGCGTTGGGGCCAAAGGCGGCGCAGATTCTTCAAAATTACCTAGAAACGGGCGAGATCAAAAAGCGGGGGTCTTTTGGGTTCGACGTTGGGGAATTGGAGAAGGCATTGGCGGTTCAAGGATGGACTCTTGAGGACGTGGAAGAAGCCTACAATGAGTTACGGGAACAGGAAATGGCGTTGGAGGGGGCCACGCAAGACATGTATCAGCGCTCGGGGCTGATGGGACAGCAGACAAGCCAAGGGCCGCAAAGTGCGATGCAGATGGATGATGCAGCGCTACAAGCAAGTTTGGCGCGGGATGATGCGGAGATCGCGGAATTAGCGCGTGAAATCGAAGAACTGAAGAAACTAGCGGAAAAGCAGAGCAAAAATGCCAAATGAATTGATGAGCCGAATCGCAGAACTGGAAAACCGGTTGAACGGTTTGATCAATCGGCGGAACGCAAAGGCGCGACTCTTGAAGTTGCGTCAGGAGCCGGAGCCGGAGCGGACAAGCGTTTGGAGTGAATTGCCGGGGGTGATGGATGAGAATTTCGGCAAGACACCGATTGCGCGAGCTTCTCATGCGTTCGAGGCGGGGATGGCGCAACCGCTTATTCAGGCGCCAAGTTTCATGCGGATGGGCGCCCAATTTATCCCGGACGTGCAGAGGCCGGATTATGAACTGTTTGACGAACCAGAATCGACAGGGGCCAAGCGTTTAGTCGAAGGCGCGGCGAATGTCGCCGAGAAGTATATCTCGAAGCCGTTGCAGGAGAGATATTCGCAACCGCAATATCAGCCGCAAGGGCGGGCAAAAGAGAAATTTGCACCAACAAGCTTGGAATGGCTTTCATACCATGTCCCACAAACAGCCGGGCAATTTGCAGGACAGTTGGCAGCGGGGTCGGTTGCTGGACCGGGGGGCTTTTTGGGTCCCATTGCGGTGCAGATCGGCGGTCAAACGTTTGAAGAAGCCAAGGAAAAACACATAGCCGATGGGATGTCGCCGGATAGGGCCAAATGGGAAGCGGCGCGAGAAGCGACGTTGAACGCCGGGCTTCAAAGCCTAGGGGAACTGGCGGCAAACAAGATTGGAAAATACGTAGACCGAAAAACGCTGACCGGCATGTTCACGCCATTTCAGCAACGCGTGAGAGCGGCATACGCCGAGGGGGCCACGGAAGCCGTTCAGGGCGAGGTAGAGGCGTTGCTGAAGTGGATATACCGGAACGATCCGGAAGGGCTGGCCGATGCACAGACGCGGTTTGCCGAGTTTTTCCTAGGTGGACTGATAGGCTTTGGGGCAGCCGGCGGAGTAAGCGGACGTCCTGGGGGGGACGCTGGCGACGTAGAGCCGGGGTTTGATCCAGGTCAACAACCACCAGGACCGCCGCGACTTGTCACAAATATGCCAATAGCGCTTTTGCCTGAAACGGCGGAAGGCGCGGTAATCAATCCAGAACTGAGCAGCCTGCTTGAGAATGTTCCGTTGCAATCGGAGCCTCTCAGGGGTGTCGTGCGCGGAGAAACGCGGTTGCCTGGGGGAGAACCGGTTGGTGCAGCGAACAGGGAGGCACGGCGGGAAGAGTTGCAGAGAGGCATGGAGGGGCCGCCGCCCGAGCCATACGAAGTGGCGCCAAGACAGCCAACGCAGCCGCAGCAGTTGGGGCCGGAGCAACTTGCGGAATACATTCAGGGCGAAGTCGAGGCGATTCCGACGCAGGATGACTTGGTGAGAAGCGCCGGCGCCAAGACCGTCAATGCGATCAGGGAAGTTTTGGGGTTGAGGAGCCGGGAAGAAGCGAGAGAAATTCGGGATCGAGTTTGGGGGAAGCCGGGGGACATCGGGGATCAAATTGCCGCCCGGGAGCGCCGGATTGCCGAGTTGGAGGCGCGGAAAGCCGCGGTCAGAGAGCAGTCGGGGCAGCGCCTTGGCGATGTAGGAATGGAGCAGATCAACGATCAGATCGCTGAGATGGGGATAGGCGCACAGCCCGTAACAGACTATTTCCAGGGGAACCGCATTCGCTATACAGGGAAAGGGGAACAAGAGCCTTCGGGTAGGCGCGTACAGCAACAGCCGGTGGAGGAGGAGCGCAGGAGCGGCGAAGAGCGGCGTAAAGAGGAGGAGTTGAGGGCGGAGTTTGACGAGCAGGTAAAGCGGGTCAAAAATCCCAAGGACATGACCCGAGAGGAACTTGAGGACGCGGTTTTGAGGGATGAAACGACGGGCGCGAAAACCAAGTTTGCCTATCTTCTCGAAATGGCTTCCGAAGAAACGCGCAAGCCTGTCCAAGTGAGTTCCGACCTGGAAGGCTTGAAATTTCTCAATGACGAGTATTCAAACGCAGCCGGCAATGAACTTTTGCAGGAGATAGTTGGAGCCTTTCAGGATGAAGGGGTGGAGGTTTATCGATACGGCGGGGACGAGTTCGCTTCGCAATTCGATACGGAAGAGCAGGCTGTTGAAGCCTTGGAGCGAATCAAAGCGAATTTTGCGAAAAGGCCCATTCGGGGACACAGGCCCAATGGGGAGACCGTTGTTTTCAAAGGAGCGAGTTTCGATTATGCCACAGGAAAAGATTGGGCGGAAGCCGATGCGAGGCGGAATGAACTTAAAAAGCAGGCTACAGATGAAGGGCAAAGGGCAGAGCGAGGGACAAAGCCTTTTGGATTGGTTGAAGTCGCAGCCAAAGGGGACAAGGCTGGAGATCGAGAGGCCGGACAAGAAGGGGTGGAAGTATCTCGGGACGCGGAAGTGACCCGCGAGCAAGTTGAAGATAAGAGGTTTCCTGCGGCCAAGGATGTTGTGGGTAGCCTGAAAGTTCGGGATGACATACCGAACCAAGATTCAATCGGCGCGAGTTTCAACAATTATCGGATTCTCCGGGGGGTGCGCGAGGTTTCGATGTCTGAGTTTCCGGGCGAGCCGGATGTCAACAGCCGGACGCGGGCTCTGGCGGAAGAGATACGGCAGTCGGGGGAGATTAACCCGCTGATCGTGGCGGTTGACAAAGACGGGGCTTATATTCTTGAGGGCGGGCACCGTTGGGACGCCTTGAACATTCTCGGGGTCAAGTCGTTTCCGGCGCTGGTGGTCTATGACAACGATGGGGAAGGCGGAGAGCCGATTTCGGTTCGGCAATACGGAACGCCCGGAGCGCCGGACCGGGTTGCGCTCGGGAATTTTTTCGGTAATGAGTTTGATTCCCTGGTGTCCTATTCGACGATCATTGAGGCAAGGAAGGCGGCTGAACGGCTTCTTGGCGGGCCGGTGAAGGCGGGGACCAAAGCGGCCAAGGAGGTTGACGAGGCGGTTGAAGTCGGGGTGATTATCGCGGCGCGGCGAATTGGCGAAGCGTTCCGCGAAGGAACACTAAATTACTCGCAAGCGTTCGACCAGATGGTTGATCTGTATCGCCGTCAGCCGAACCTCGGGGTGCGGACTTCGGAAAGCATTGAGTTGCAGGCGTATTCGACGCCGGCTCCGTTGTCGTTCGCAGCGCAGGTTATACTCGGACTTCCCAACGACAACCCGAATCTCACGCTCTATGAGCCTTCGGGGGGGCAGGGCGCCTTGGTAACGCTGGCGGACCCGGAATTTGTTCACATCAATGAGTTGGACACGGAGCGGGCTAAAACGCTGGAGTTGACGGTTGGGCCAGGGGCGCAAATCACATCAGAGGACGCGACCAAGACAAAAGGTGGCGGAACGCGCTACGGCCTGGAGATAATCTATCCGCCTTTCGGTAAACTTCGACGGCGGAACGAACAGGGGGAATTGAAGGCTGATCAATGGACGATTTTTGATGGAAAGGTCAGAACGAAGGAATTAGACCATGCCATTGTAGGCCGGGCATTAAGCCAGTTGAGCGACAACGGGCGAGCCGTGGTGATCATTGGCGGTCCAAGCGAGCAGATTTTGAAGAAAGGCGAGGCGAAGCATAAAAACTTTTACCGCGGGCGGACGCGGCTAGATTTCTATTATAATTTATATTCCAAATTCAACGTTGTCGAACACTTGACGGTGGACGGGAAGTTGTATTCGCGCCAAGGGGCGAAGTTCCCTGTTGACGTGATTGTTATTGATGGCCGGGGAAAATCTGTGCGAGAATTACCGCAACTGAAAGCCCCGAAGCGAATCCGATCATGGGAGGATTTGAAAAGTGCCACCCAAGAAATATCAACGCAATTGGCCGTATCCGGGGATAAAGCGGGCGTGGGCGCCGGGAGTCTTGGAGTTGGCGGCGGTCCCCGTCCCCTGGGGCCAAGAGGGTCTTCAGAGGCGGGAGGTCTGGACGTTGTTGGCGGTGGACAGGCTGACGTGGGCGGCGAAAAAGGCGGGCTTGGGGTTGCCGGAAGTAAAAGCGATGCTGGCTCAGAATCTTCTGGAGCCGATGGGGGTTCTGACCGACCTGGACAACGCGGAGACGGTGGAAGAGGCAATCTCAATCGCCCTGGAGCAAGACCTGGTGCAAGAGGCGATCAGCCTGCGGGCAGAGTTGAATCTTCGGGAACCATTCAAATCGACGCAGGAAGCGGTGTTGGCGGTGCAGGAGACATCTCTGGAGGGTTGGCTGGCAGCGATCAGGCCATAGAGGACATTTCGACCGAGGACCTGGAGAACCTGATTTTCGACGGGTTGACAGGCTCTTTCGGTGTAGAAGACACGCAAGTATCCGATCAACCGGCAAAGAGTTCAGAGCCAAAGTATGAGCCGCCGCCTTCGCTTCTCACTTCACAGCGACCGGGCGGGATTGCCATTCCGCCGAAACGCGAGAAGGCTGGAGCGGGGCTTTCCCGATTGTCTCGCGGCGAGGCGAAAAGCGGCAGAAGTCCGCTGAAGTCCCGCGGGGCATTGGCGGCGGGCGGCGCTCGCCGGGTTGGCGTGTCGGCGCGTGGTCGGCTTTTGGAGAGAGGGGCGGTGGAGACTTCTCTGGATTCTACCCGCAAAAGTCCCCCGAAAAGTCCCCCGAAAAGTCCCCCAGCGAGCGATTTGGAAGCGGAATTGGAGGCGTATTTTCGCGATCAAGCGTCGGCCAATCCGTTCGTTGATCCAAAGTTGTTGCGGATCGTGGCGAAGTATTTGGCCGAGGCGGTGAAGTCAGGAGTGCGGAAGTTCGCGGACGGGGTTCGATATATCGCACAGAGGACGCCAAAGTTTATTGACCGGATTCACGATGCGATTGAACAGGGGTGGGAGGTTCTTCGCAAGAAGTTTCCGGTTCTTGATCGAGCGGGGAAGGTTCGCGACGTCTTGAACGCGGATCGAGAGGGGAATGAGTTTCAAGTTCCCTACACGCCGCAAAGCAAGAATTACACGGTCGAAACGCTGATTCCGAAGAATCAAGCGCAGTCGGTTCACCGAGCGCTGAGAGAGTTGGAAGAGAAATACGGGGAGATTGATCAATTTGTAGCCGATGAGTTGGGATTTTCCAAAGATGAGGCCATGGAAGCGTTTTCGGCTGAACAGATCGACGCCATTGGGATCGGGATCGGAAATATCAAAGGGGGTTCCGGTTTCATTATCGGAGATCAAACGGGAGTTGGGAAAGGCCGGTTTGTCGCGGCGATGATCCGTTATGCGCAACGCAACGACCTTCTCCCGGTGTTCATTACTGAAAAGCCAACCTTGTATGCCGATATGGTTCGCGACCTGGGTGACATCGGCATGAACAGCGCGGATCGACCTTTCAGCATTCTCGCGACCAACAACAATTTACGGGTTCCTTTGCCGGACGGGCGAATGTTGCGGACCAAGATGAGCCATGCGAGGCTTTTTTCTGAGGCAATCAGCAATTACCGCCAGGATGGCCGCTTGTATGTGGAAGTCGGGATTGGCCGCAAGAAGGAAGTTGTTGATTTCGATGCGGTATTTACGACCTACGATCAAATGAACACCGTCAATCGGGTTTTGCCGGCCAGAGCGCAAGCGCTTCTGGATGTAGCGCCGCAAGCGATGTTTATCCTGGATGAAAGTCACAATGCCGGTGGGCAGGGAGCGCCGGCGCCACCGAAGCCAGGGGAGCCGTCGTCAATCCCCCGCAGCCAGACGATTCGGGATATGGTTTCGCGTGGATTGGGGACGGTTTATTCGTCGGCGACGTTTGCGAAGCGCCCCGAAGTCATGGACTTGTATTTGACTACGGACCTGAGACATGCGTTTAACGATCGTATTTCGATGGAGGCGGCCATAAATCGTGGGGGGGTGCCTTTGCAACAGGTAGTTTCAACTATGCTGGCCGAGGCGGGGCAGTATTTGAGGCGGGAGAAGAGCTTTGGCGGGATCGATTTCAAGAACGAAGTGGTTGAAGGAGACCGTGCTGCTGTTGACCGCTTCGGGGACCGCCTTCGGGACATTCTCGAATTTGATCTTTATACGGCGGGATTGATCGAAGATGGAGGCATACTTTCCGCGATAGGAACGGTCCATATCAACGCGCAGGGGAAGCATGGAGCGACGAGTTCTAGTTTTGCTTCGGTCCTTCATAACGTCATCGATCAGGCTCTTTTGTGCTTGAAGGCGGATCAGGCGGCGAATCAAGCCATTAATGTGTGGAGGAACAAAGAAAAGCCGGTTGTCGCGGTGGCGAACACGCTGGAAGCGGTAATTGAAAATGCGGTCGAGCGGTATGGGGCCAATGTGAATGAGCCTTTGGACATTACTTTGGAGGACCTTCTGCTGCGGTATTTAGACCGGACTCTTCAGTTTACCGAAAAGCGCCCTGGGAACGTGAAGGTAGTTCATCACCTAGACCCGTCTGACCTGGGACCGTTCGGAGAGGCACAATACAATCAGATTCGAGATGCAATTCAGAATTCCGATTTGAAACACATTCCGGTTTCTCCGATCGACTACATGGCGTTCAAAATGAGGCAAGCGGGGATGAAGGTCGGTGAGATTACCGGGCGAGGATATGCGCTAGATTATCGCGAGGATGGTCCGCCGCTTTTGGTGACGCGCCCGGCGAAAGCGAGGAATGCGGAGGGACGAATTAAGGTTGTAAGTGATTTCAACAACGGGGAGATAGACGCGCTGATCGTGAATCAATCCGGGGCAACGGGCATTAGCGCCCATGCCTCTCAGAAGGTCGGCAAAGACTTGCGTCCGCGACACATGATTATCGCCCAACCCGAGCGCAATATTGATGTGTTCATGCAGATGTTGGGGCGGATTAATCGAACGGGCCAGGTCAAGTTGCCAAAATATTCCTTGTTCATGACGGACTTGCCCATTGAAAAAAGACCTGCGGCTGTTTTGAACCGAAAATTGAAATCCTTGAACGCCAACACGACAGCCGCCGCCGACTCCCATGTTGATTTCAAAGCGCCAGACTTTATGAACCAAGTCGGGGATCGGGTCGTTGCAAACGTGATGTTGGAAATGTTGGACCTGCACGAGCGGATGGGACAGCCCTTGTCTGAAGGAACAGAGGGGCTTGAGCATGAGAACGCGGCGGCAAAGGTTACGGGGCGTCTGGCGTTGCTTAGGGTGACGGACCAGGAAGCCATTTTGGACGAGATCGAGGGTCAGTATAATGCGGAGATCGCACACCTGGACGCCATTGGGGCGAATCCGCTAAGCGCCAGGACGTTGGACTTGGACGCGGAGACGTTGGATTACGATGTCCTTTTCGAGGGTGACAACAGTATTAAAAGCCCGTTTTCCGCGGCGGCCTTGTTGGAAATGGTGGATGTAAAGCGCATTGGGAAGCCTTATTTGCCTGAGAAGGTTCGGGAGTTGGTGGAGAAAGCGCTGGCAGGCGAGGATGCGGAGGCTCAGGCGAATCGTGTGGTGGCGGAGGTTAGCCAGCAGACTGAGGATTTCGCGCAAGCGGCTTATGACAAGGTGATTCGGGAGAAAATGCGGGCGGCGAGAATGACCAATCCGGATGCCGAAATCACTCAGGACATGCGGGATCAAGCGGAGCGGCGTCGGCAGTTGCATTTGGAGGCGTTGCGGCAGTTGCGCCCGTTTTTAACGCGGTTTCCCATAGGATTGGCGGTAAGGTTGAAGTTTCGGGAAAATGGGGAAGTCATGTTTGGTGTTGTGACGAACATCGAGCGGAAGGGCAAGGCGCAGAATCCAGCGGCGCCAGGCAGTTGGATCGCGACCGTTGCGGTTGCGGACGCGGCGCAGGAGATCAAGTTTCCGATCAGCAAGACAGTTATGCCATCTAATGTGAGTGGGGGTTCGCCGACAATTGAGGTAGAGGAAGCAGACCCGAACGAGTTGATTGCGTCGTTTCAGACAGACGACATTGAGAAGGTGTTTCTGGTTAGCCAGCAGGCGACACGTGAGCGTCGCTACATGATAACGGGAAATTTGCCTGCGGCCTACGGGCAGGCTATTCCGAACGGTCAAATTGTAACCTATACAATCAAAGGCGGGGAATTGCGCCAAGGCGTGTTGTTGCCGCGAAACTTTGATCCAGACCGTTACCTGGAGGGCGTTCCGAATCATTTGCAGGGCGTTGACGCGGTTGTGCAGACTTTGGATCACGATTTTGCGATGCGAAGAGTTGGCGGAGGGCGCTCGCGCGGCGCGGCTCCAGTTCAGTCTCGAAATCAGGATTTGACGATTATTCGGATTGGCGGCGCGGGTTCAGGCCAATATCGAATCGAGGCTCCGGCCAGTCGATCAAAAGGAGCGAAGTATTATTTGGACGAGGGCATTCGGGACGCGATTTCGCCCGAGACATTTGTAAAAAGCGGTTCGAAGATGCGCGTGGAAGTATCCGATAAAACGATAATCCGCCGAGTGATAGAGCGGCTTATAGGCATTTTGGATACGCCTTTATTTGTCCACAATTCGATGATGATGACGGACGCACGAGGTGAGGTCAGGGCGATCAACGAAGAGTATGGCGTTGGCGAAGGGATTAGGCTGAACGCGGGCATTCCTATTGACATTTTCGCGAGAGAGTTGTGGCGGGGAGCAAAAGGCGTGTCTCGCGTGATGCGCAAGGTTGGCGATTGGGCAAATAACGAAGGGAAAAAGGCGCTGCAAGAGATTCCCGTTCTTGGCCGGATGCGGTTGAAGAAAATCAAGGAGTCCTTGCCCGAGTGGGTGCGGCAGGGGATTTCGGGGGAATTTGACCAGGACCCGCACGTGAAGGCGCTGTCCGAAGAAATGCGGATCAATTTGCAGCGGTTCAAGAGCGAGTTCGATGCGGTTGTGCGGACATTGTTGGGCGGGGATTTCACAGAAGAACAGTTGATCGCGTTTCATCACTATCTCGACGGGCATCCGGAAGACTTCTTGAATTTACCCACGGAAGTAATGGAGCGGTTTGCGAAGCCTGCGGAGGAATGGATGCGCGTGGCTCATGCGATGAGCGCCCGGTTTTCGTCGTTGGGGCTACCATTCCGCGAGGAATGGATAAGGCCGGGGAAATGGTGGTATCCGCGCTTTTTCGCGAAGCATGAGGGCCGGATGCTGATGGGCCGCTTCTTCGCAAAACCGAAGGAAAGAGGGGCAAAAATTCGAGAAGGGGCGTTGGGGCGGGCGAAAAGTCGTTATACGGATCGGTATTCGGTGTGGACGAAACAGGGGCAGATTGCGGCGAAGGGTAAGGCGATATTCGAGACGCTGGATGAAGCCGAGCGGTTCATCGAAAAGCAACGGGGGTTTTGGCTGAAATACCGGGACCTGGACTTGAAAAAGACGATTACAGAGCGGTTCGATACCCGCGAGGAACGGGCGAAGTTTACGCGGGACAAGGGCATTGAGAAGGTGGGACCGTATGACCTGATCCCTTCGCGGCTGAAGTTCCTGAAGATGTGGCAGGACGGCGAGGGGCTGAGGATCATGGAGCCTTGGAGCCAAGAGCAACTGATTGCCCATGGAATGCTGGAGGACCCAATTTTCACGATGCGCCGGGGCGGGCAGACAGCGAGCGAGCTAGTGGCGAAGGTTCAGTTTTTTGACCGATTGGGCGAATATGCGCAACAAACATGGGAAATGGAAACTCAAGAAAAGCCGCTGTGGGTTCCAGCCGGCGCAAGCGTTCCTGCCGGATATGTGAAACTGGAAACGCTCGGGATCAAAGTCCCGCAATCGGCGCTGCAAAACAACGAGAACGTCAAGGCATTGTTTGAGGGTTATCTGAGGCCGGATTTAGCGGCCGACATTGCCGGGCTGTTTGGAAAGGGGGGGCTGCTGGAGGCACTGCGATTGCAAGGGCCGGAAAGGCAGTTGCGCAAGTGGCTCACGAGCAGGAACTTAACGAGACATCCCAAGCAGTTGATGGAAAATTCGCTAACGATGTGGTGGCATGACTCGGAACTTTGGCTGAACTTCGATCATCGTTTTGAGTCAACCAAGAGGCTCTATAAGCATTTGTATAAAGGGGAGTATGATCCGCTGGTTCAGGAGTTCGTGGATTTCGGTTTTCCGGAGCATGACTTTTTGAGCGGTGAGGTTGGGTATGGGCTTGGGGAATCGATAACGTCATTAGCGGATGCGGATACGGGCGACACGTCGGTGAAAAAGCCGTTGCGAGCAGTGGAGATGTTCAGAAAGGCCGACAAGAAACTGGCGAACGCCTATCATTTTGAGGACCTGATGTATAAATTCCAGGCGTATCGATGGGCGCGAGAAAAAAGAGGGATGAGTCCGGAACAAGCAAAGGCAGAGGTGGATAAGAACTATTTCGATTGGTTGAATGCTCCTCGGTGGGTAAACAAGTTGCGCTTCATCCCGTTCAAGCCGGCGGTTTACTGGCAGTTTGGGCGGATCATTGCGAATTCATTCATTGATCGACCTGTTACGTCGGCGATGAAGGCCGGTTTGCTGGCGGGCTTGTTTTGGCTATTGCGGGAATGGGGAGACGAGGCAAGCGGAGTTAATCGAGAGGAAAGAGACGACCTTAGAGCAACGGACATTGTGTTGCCGATGACGGACGCGTATGGCAGGAATCTCAAACTGAGCCTTGGCTGGATTCTGCCGTATGGGGATTTGACGAGTATTTTGCCGAGGGAGGGCGCCAAGTCGCTACCGGCAATTGGTAGAGGGCTTACGCCGTTGATTTTGCAACCAGGTTGGACGGCGGCTAATGTCGGACCGTTCGGGAGGCCGCTTTGGAATCAATGGACGGATTCACAAAAGGCCACGTTGCGCGTTTTGATGCAGATGGCTCGGGATGTGGCACCGCAATTTGCAGGGGATATTTACGTTCGGCTTTATCGCAACGCCATGAAAGCGCCGGCGGATCGTCAACCGTGGTGGATGCAGGTGGGGACGGGGCCGACCCTGGGGCTGCGGCGAGACATTGATTACAGCGAGGCGGCATATAAGAAACGGAAAAGTAAAAAGAAGGGGCAAGGCCAATATAAAAGCTTTTCGGGGCGCGTGACCCGTTGAGGATTTCAGGGAGTTATGTTATGACACCAAGATGTCCAGAGCCGGGAAGGGAGTGTTTTTGGTCGATGGAAAAGATTGAGGAATATGTTCGCGGTATGGAGGCTGTTCGCCAGGAGATTCGACAATCGAATGCCAGGTTGCGCAAGATCGAGGAACAGTTGGAAATTTTGAATACATTTCGCTGGAGAATGATCGCTGTGATTGTCGCGCTAGGGATCGGCGGCGGGGTTGGCGGAAATGCAATGTTTCAGGTGGCGATGAAGATGTTTGGGGGATAACGATGGTTTGGGTTCATGCGCATATTCCAAAATGTGCTGGCACGACATTCCGGCATTACTTGTATGATTTCGGAAAAGGGAAGGTGAAGTTTGACAATCCGTTTTTCCGACATCGCTATTCAGCGGCGGAATGGCGGGCGATGCTGAATGGGTGGCCGTGGGTAAAGTTTTACACAGGGAACGCTGATTCCGCGGTGACGTTGGACTTGCCGTATGAGGAGTTTCCAGATTTGCGGGGCATTGCGTTTGTTCGTGATCCGGTCGAGCGAATGGTTTCCCACTACTGGTTTTGGAGGAAACACGCGGCGACATGCGCGTATGAGGAGTTGTTGAATAGCGGACTGGATGAGTTCGCGCAGATGGCGCTTGAGCCTAAAAGTCGGTATCATCTATTTGGGGAATTTCAGGTTCGAGGTATTGCGGGCGATCCTGGAGGGTTAGAGCAAATCAAGGAATGGATGCAGGCGGGGCAAGCGCTGGTGTTTCCGGTGGAACGGTTTGGAGAGGCGATTAGGTATTTGGAGCGGACATTTCCACAGGATTTCCGTCCAGGCGGCAGCCAAATGCGCCGCAATGTGACAGGCCGGCGGCATGGTCCAAGTTCGCAAACGGTGGCGTTGATTCGGGAGCGGACGCCGAATGATCTGGAGTTGCATCGAATTTCGCATGAGTTTCTGGATTCGCTGTTGCAAGGAGTTAAGTATGATTGTGGGCGTTCACAATTGCAATTGGTGGAATGTGAAAAATGATCCGGCGGGACGGTGGACATGGGATGGCTCGATAGGCTCTGACGCCGAGGGCCACGCGATGTTCATGCCGGGCCAGGAGTTTTGGGCGGCTCGGGCGTTTGTGCGCAATTCGGCGCAGATGATCCACAACGGCGGCGACACGCCGAGGCGGTTTTTCCAGCGGTATACGCATGTAGTGAAAGACCAGTTGCCGTATGCGGAGTTTGTGGCCGGCGAGTTGAATATGGGGTTGGACGATCCGTTTGAAATCTTTGATGGGGATGAGATTGTGGACGAGGAACGGCTGATCCGGCTGATGAAGGCGGTTCCGCAGTATGAGATTTTCCGGGGGTTTGTGGTGTGTGAGGCGGTGATACGGACGGGGATTGCTGCGTATGAAAGGACGTGGGGATGAGCGGTGCGGCGCAAAGCCAGGGTGAACAAGGTGAACAGGGTGAACGGGTTTCTGGAAAAGTTTCGCGGCGCAAGCCGATGACGCTTAAAGAGGCTCGGGCGTCGTTGCGGGAGTGGCTTTCGGAATTACGGGAAAAAGGGAAGATGGCGGATGGCAACGACCGAGGCGATTAAACGGGAGCGGCGCCAGTGGAAAGAGTGCGGCTGCTCGGGGTTGCCGGATGCGGTGTTTTGCTGGTTAGCGCGTCGGTTCAGCGGTTGGCGCTGGTATTTAGAAATGAAGTGGATTTGTTGTGAGCACGACCATGGATATTATGAATTAGGGGAGATTGCCGATCCTGTGGAGCGCCGGCGGTATCGGGATTGGTTGGACGATTGCGTGTTGCGGGATGGGGTGATGCGGATTTCGGCGCTGAAGGACCAGGATCGGCGAAAGTGGGCGCGGAGGGTTTCGGCTGCGGTGGCGTTTTTTGGAGATGGTCATATCAAGGCGCGGGAGTCGGTGATTCAATTGGGTTTGGTGGCGCTCGATGGCGGGCGCGACATTCAATAGAAGAGAGGGGGTGAGAATATGAGGCTGTTTTTTGCAGTGATGGCAGCAATCTTGTTGGCGTCGTGCGCGAAAATGACGGGACCGGATGGGACAAGCGTTCACTCGTTGGCCTTTTTCCACAATCCGGAAATTGTCACGAGCATCGATGCGCAAACAGGGGCCATTGAAACGCGAGTGTTGATGAATCGACGGGTTCAAGAAGACGTCGTTTCGCCGCTGGTTGGTGCAACATTGCCGACCTACGAACAACTGTTGGCGCTGTATGCGGCACAGGCGCGGGGGGCCGTAATCCCTCCGGAAACGCCGCAGCCGTTGGAATCGCGAGGCCCGCCTTAACGGGCAGTTCAAGGATGTTTGATTATGGGGGGCGCTCGGCGACGGGCGCCCTTTGTTTTAAAAAAATATAAAAATGGGGTTGACAAATGGCAAGCGGTTGAGCGAAAAGGGGGGCAGATGAGATCGGAGGTGAGCCACAGTGAGTGTTAATTTGCCGACAGAGGCAGAGGTAGCGCGGGCGCGTGAAGAAGTTATGCGGGCGCTTGATAACAGGCCGGCCGATATGACGATTGCGGAAATTGCCAAGAGGAGCGGGATTCCATATGGCACAATCGCCCAAATGCGGGTAAACGGATCAATTTCTGTGGCGAGGCTGCGAAAGCTTCAGCAGGGGTTGATCAAGATCGGCCTGTTAAAATAGGCGGAAACGGGAAAGGAGAGTCAATCATGGGATCGGAAACGATGGAACGGCTTCGGCAACCGGGGATGAGCCTTGACGACGCGAACGAGGCGATGCACGTGGCGGCTAAGCGGATTGCTGAGCGGCTGTTGGACGGGGCCGGGGATTGGATCATTGAGAACCTGGACTATGAGATTAAATCGGAAGGGATCGGCGTGAGCGATCAGGATTTCCGGGATTTGGTGAAGGAGAGCGTCCGGGAAGGGCGGGTGCTACTGTGATTCCAGCGGCGTTCGATGTGGGCGTGAGGGGGTTCGTTGGCCGGCTGTGGTTGCGCTGGAAGAGGAAAGCCGCCCTGCGGGAACAAGGCGGCTTAGGACGGAAACGGCGCTCCATACAGGAGCGAAAATCAATGGACGAGCGACTTATAGCGCTCGGAAGGCGAGAGATCAATGGAAAAAACGAGCCTGAAATTCGAAATTGAACATGACGGGTTTGAGGTCGCGGTGGATTGCCCTTGTGCCGCGGGTCAACCGGAAGTGGTGGTTGAACAGGTCAAGCGGCTGGTCGAGGCGTTCAAGACGGCGGGATTCAAGCAGAAGGTTTACCGCGGCAAGGGTGGGTTCGGCAAGGGGCCATCGGCGCCGGAGGAATGGGCGGCGATAACGGGAATCCGGGCGTTCCAGTATGAGCGGGACGGCGAGAAAAAGCGGGCGCTCGCATTCAAGTTGCAGCCGGAAGAAGGGAAATTTGAGGCTCGCGAGGCAACGTGTTGGGACCCTGATTCTGTTGTGGGGCAGATGCCGGAGGCGTTGGGCGCGGCGGTGAAGGCTGCGTTCGAGTCGGGCGAGAAGTCCAAGGAGTTCACGATTCCCGAGAGCATGGGGCTGGAGTGCGGTTTTGCGCGAAACGGAGGCGGGAAGCTGAAGGCGTTCGAGGTTCGGGTAAAGGGCGCCGGGGTGGAGTTGAAGCCGGAAGAGGTCAAGGCCGAACCGGCCAAGGCGACGGGGACGGAAGATTTCTGAGATTTGAGACAAAAACGGCGTTGAGTGAAACAAAAAACGGAGATAATGGATCATGGACAAGGGAAAAGAACCAGAGGTGGGCGAGGGGCTGCGGCTGATTCGCCTGAATATCGAGAATTTCTTACGGATCAAGGGGCTGGAGGTCGATGCGCGGGGCAATCACGTCATTATCCGGGGCAAGAACGGCTCGGGGAAAACATCGGCGATCGATGCGCTGTGGTGCGCGTTGGCCGGGGGGAAGGGCCGGAAACTGGACAAGCCGATTCGTGATGGCGAGGACAAGGCCGTTGTGTCGGTCGATTTGGGCGAGTTCACGGTGGAGAAATCGTGGACGGCGAGCGGGACGCGGCTGGCGGTGAAGTCGGCAGGGAAGAAGGTGAAGAACGCCCAAGCGCTGCTGGACGGGTTGTTTGGGGTGTTTGCGCTCGATCCGCTGCGGTTTTTGGGGCTGCGGAGTCAGGATCAGGTGGACGAGGTGTTGAATGCGGCGAAGGTCGCGCCGCCAGTGGACCAGGTGCGGGAGATTACCGGCGAGGATTGCCCGGTGAAAGAGGGCGAGTCAGCGGACGAATATTTGATGCGGCTGAGTGCGGACGAGACGGGCGAGTTTTACGTTGAGCGCCGCGGAGTGGGCCGGGACAAGGACGCCAAAGAGGCCAGTTTGCAGGAGGCGCGGGCGATACTGGCAGAAATGGGCGGGGAGCCGAAAGGGGATGAACGACTTTCGAGTTCGGGCATTGTGGAGGAGTTGACGCGGTTGCAGGGCCAGGCGGACGAGCGGCGCGAGGCGCGGGAACATGCGCAAGAGGCGCGGCGGTCGTTCGAAGAGGGCCGGGCGAAGTTGGACGGCTTGAGCCGGGAGTTGTCGGGGGTGGATGAGGCGATTGGCGATCTGGAACAGAAATTGGCCCTGGCGCGGGAGTCTCGCGAGGAGTTGTTGGGGCGGATCGATAAGGGAACTGTGGTTGTGAAGGAACGGGAGATTGCCGCAGCGAGCGCCAAGGTGGCTTTTGAGGAGTTGGCCGATCCGGCAGGAAAGATCGAGGAATTGCGCGGGCGGCTGGCTGATGCAGAGAAACACAACGAAACGCTGATCAAGCGGCGGGCCAAGGCTGAGGACGTGCAGCGGCTCTCGGGAGAGGTTGAGAAGGTGTCGGCGGAACATGAGCGGTTGGAGGGAGTTCTGGCCGGTTTGCGGGATCTCCGCAAGAATCTTCTGGTGGGGGCGGATTTAGGCGTTGAGGGGCTTTCGGTGGGAGAAGGCCAGTTGATGCTCAATGGCAATCCGTTCAGTCAGGCCAGCCACGCGGAGCGGATCAGCGCAGCTTGCGCGATCGCCAGGGCGCAGAATCCGCGGCTGCGGGTGCTCCGGATCGATGACGGGGAGCATTTGGACGCGGAAATGAAAACGGCGTTGATTGCGGCGGCGGAGCGGCAGGGGTTTCAGGTCGTAATGACCTGTGTCACCGATCACGACGATTTGAGTGTTGAGATTGTGGACGCCGAGGGCGCCGGGCCGGTTGAGGCCAAGGACGGACAGGGGGACATGGTGGAAGCGTCGGCCAAGAAGGCCGGCGAGGATTTCTAAGGGATACCCTGGAAAGGGGCTTCGCGAATGCGGTTGGGTGTGCTGGAATCCCGAATTTGCCGGATTATAGGGAATCCACGGGCCAAGCGAATATCCGGACCGCAGAAGCCCCGCAGAATGGAGGACTGAAGTCAGAGCGCTTTGCCCGGCTGAATTCTCTGGCTTCAGCATAAATCGGACGGAAACGGAAAGGAAATGGACATGGAAACGAGCGCGAAACGGATTGTGTTGGACGTGGAAACGGTGGGGCCGCGGGGCGACGAGCAGATCGAGAAGTTGTTCGAGGAGAACCTGCGGGCGAGTGAGCCGCCAGTATCGGTTCGGCGGGGTTCGAAGGACGCCGAGGCGCTGGAGCGGGCGGAGTATTGGGACTATTACCAGGAGTTGAAGAAGGGCAAGGGGGAGTGGCTGGCAGAGAACTGGAATTCGGGCGTGGTGCTCGAGAAGCGGGTGGAGGTCGCGCTGGAGGCGGCGGCGACGGACCCGCTGTTGGCTGTGCCGATTGTGATTGCGGTGGCGATTGATGACAATCCGGTTGGGGTGACTTCGACAGAAGAGAGAGGGACGGAGCGGGAGTTGATAGATTACATCGCGAGTTTTTTGAACGAACACGCCGGGCCGGATACGGTGTGGATCGGCCACAATTCCGATTCGTTCGATCTGCCGTTGCTGGTGACGCGGTGGCGGCGGCTCGGGATTTTGCCGCCGGCGTGGTTCCCGGAGTGGCGGTATGGGCGGATTCGCGGGGCAACCTTCGACACGATGAAAGAATCGGCGAGCAAGACGCCGTTCGTGTCGGCGCAAACGGCTGCGATCGCCCACGGCCTTGACGGGTTCAAGGTGACGATGTGGGGCGATGCGCCAATGGATGGCTCTCGGGTCGCCGAGGCGCACAAAGCGGGTGAATGGGCGCTGATCCGGGAGTATTGCCGGGCGGACGTGGAGGCAACGCGCGAGTTGGCGCGGGTGATGACGTTCGGTTGGCGGTGGCTGGACAGGCGTCAGGGCGCTCCGATGCAGACGCCGGTTCAGGGCGAGGAGTTGTTGGCGGTCGCCTGCGGCTCGAACGATCCGGGCGAGCGGCTGAATGGGCTGCTGGATTGGCTCGTCGAGCGCGGTCTGGTCGATGCTACGATGGTTGCCGCGATGCGGACGAAGGCGGCGTAGAAAGGCAAACGGTCAAAATGTGCGAAGAACTAGGCGAAAAAGAGAACGACAGGACTCTAGTCGGCCTATGGTTTCACTCACGCTATGAATCGGGTGAAATTAAATGGCAAGGGCAGATCGTCCGCGAGTTGAAAGACGGAAGTTGTGTCTGCCAATTATACAGTTGGCTCATGGGTGATCCAACTATGTGCAAACTGGTGAAGCGAGAGGATGTGGAACAGTTCGAGTTTTATCAAGACGATGCCGCAATGCGCGAGCAAGCCGCAATTGAAGGGTTAGGTGATTTCGATTGAAAGCGCCAAGAGGCGCTCAATTCAAACTGGAGGAAACGATATGCCGTGGTTTACCGAGGAACAGTTGGAGAATCTGTTTACATATCACGCGCCGAAGGAGGATCAGGCCGAACGCTATCAGGACATTCGCGACACCGGGCGTTTTTTGGCGGAAACCATTCAGAAACATGCGCCGGACTCTGTCGAGAAAACGTTGGCGATCCGCAAGGTGCAAGAAGCCGTGATGTGGGCGAACGCGGCGATTGCCTGCAACGAGTAGGCCCTTCCGGGCGCGTTTCTGAGTCGGTGCATGACGATTCAGGGGCGCGTTGGGACGCCGGGAGATCAAGCAAGGGTTTTCCTCTCCTTTCCCTGTTTGGTAGCAAACCGGCTTCCCAATGCGCCATAGGCGCAACGCCACTTTTGAGTCATAGGAGGTCGTCAAACCGATCTACAACAAGCGCTTACGAGTGGCGGGGCGCCCGGGGACGTCGAAAGTTTCCCGGGTGCCCTCGGATTGGGTATCAACCGCCCTTTGGGCGGATTATTTCAAAGACCAGGAGGAATGGATGGGATATTAGCAGACATTGCAAAAAGCCCTAAGTTACGTTCGATTAACGTGAGCCTGTCGGGAGCGCATTCCCGGCAGGCCAACTCCAAAGCCAGGATGCGGAGAGGCGAATGGCTTTTGATTTGCAGGTGGATTTCTGATGTCTCATGCAGACGGATCGTGGACGGCCGCGGATTTCCGCATGGCGAAAGCGGAGCGAAAGGCGTGGCTGATTGAAATGGACGCGCAGCCGGAGGACAAGGCTGAACGGCTGGCAATGGAGTATGTGCGGCAGTTGTGGGAATCGGCAGGACGGCCGAATGTAAACCGGAAAGGGGCGGGGAATGCAAAACCAGATTAAGCGATTTGTGAAGTTCGGAACGCTTTCAGTGGGCGAAGAAGAGGCCACGCTGTCAATGAAGTTTGACCGGGACGGGCTGGATTTGCAACGGGCCGCAGCGACCTTTTGCGGGACGGTATTGCAGGTCCGGATTCGCAGAGGGTTCGATGAGGAGTTGCCGGGAGTCGAGCCGATCATGTTGAAGGGCCGGGCGATTTCGGAGAAATTGGGGGTTACGAAAATCGGCTATGCCGCCCGGCTGGAGTTTGCATTGGGCAATTATGATTTGGCGACGTTAGCGGCGTTTTCGAAGGCTGAAGCGCGGCTGGAGTGTGCGGTTGAGCGCGGGATGACGGAGGACGACTGATGAAGATTCTTGGGCTTGACCCTGCAACGAAATTCGGTTGGGCGGTCCTCGATGGGGAGCAGATTGTGGGGGGCGGAACTTGGAAATTGCTGTGGAACAAGCAGCCCGCGGACGAGGTTTTGGCGGATTTGCAATGGCGCTTGGAGCAGGTGAAAACACGCTTCGGGGCGTTGGATATCTATGCGTTCGAGTCGGCAAGGCACATGCCGATCAACAATGCAAAATGGTCGATTGCGGTCAGAAGCGAGTTGATTGCGGCGGCTAGATTATGGGGGTTCAAACATGACCTTGAAGGGCTGGAACTTGACATTGAAGAGATCAAGCGACACGCAACGGGACACGCGAGGGCAAAAAAATCGATGATGGTAGGGGCGGCGGAACGACGCTGGCCCAAGGTCACTTGGACGGACGACAATCACGCCGACGCCGCCTGGATAGCCGACTTCGGGCGAGCAACTTTGAGGCAACAAGGACGGTTCCATGAAGGGCAAAACGAGGGATTCCTTACCGGGCTTATTGAGGATTAGGGACTACGACGCGCACTACGAACACGGAAAATCGAGATCAGTTCGTAAAAAAAGTTACTCCTGTCGCCCAATCAAATGCGGGCCGAAGAAGCGGAGAATCATATCACTTCGCAACGGGGAAAAGATTTGGGGGGCTTGGCAAAGCCTTTTGGACGTTATCGAGGGCTTCGAGGCGCCGCGCCAGGGCTATTTGACGACGAACGGACGCACGGACGGCGAACCGTTGACATATACGGACTTAGTAAAAGAAACCGATTACAGCAGGGCAACGCTGGTTGCTATGATCGAGTTGATGGTTTCGCCGGGACTTCGCTTTTTAGAGTTTGCGGAACCGGGACGCAACAGGGACGGAGACGGGACGGAACCGGGACGCGACGAAGATGGAGCCGGGACGCCTCATAAAGTAAAGGAAAGTAGGGAAGGGAAGAGAAGAGTAGTATTAACTCGCTCTCCGTCCCCTGTCGGGACGCAAAGCATCAGCGATCACGAGCCATTGTTCGCGGACGATCCTGGAATTGCCATATACCAATCCATTGCATCCAAACATGCTCCAGAGAAAATTCAGCAATCCCATATCAAAATCCCATGCGATCCCTACTCGCTGGCTTTTTGGCAATGCGTTGTTTCCTCGTGGTGCGCCGCTTCGGGTGGCCGGGGGAACTTTTCGCCACAGAACGTCCAGGGCATGATGGAGTGGTTCAAGGCGGGCTCAATTCCGGGACAGGTTGCGCACGTTACCAAGCCGGCGATGGATCGACTGCCAGCGGACAGGCAAGCGGCAGCCTATTGCACGCCCAATGACTACGCGCAGAAAATTCATGTGTTGGCTGATGTCGGTTTGGATGAGGCCAGGGTGTTTGAGGAAATCGGAGTTTACCGCTTTGAGCATTTGTGGCGCCGACCGCCTGAAGGAGAGTGGCAATATCAAGGATGGTCCCCAAGCCCGCCGACTGCGAAAGGACAGGACGAGACGGAGGATGAAACGGCATGATGAATTTGTTGGGCTATATCGCGGGGGCATATCGTGATCGATCAATCTGGAAGATTCGTCAGAACATCAGGGAAGCGGAGTCTGTCGCTTCAAGGTTCATCGAGGCCGGCGTTCCGATGTTTATCCCGCACAAGAATACCGGGCTGTTAGACGGACTGGTGCCGGATCGGGAGTTTCTGCGTCAGGCTCGGGTGGTGTTGCGGCGGTGCGATTTTATGGTGGTTCTGCCGTCGTGGGTGAATTCGATGGGAACAAGGGAAGAAATAAACGATGCAGACGAGTTGGGAATTCCGTTTGTTGCCTGGAGCGAGCCTTTCGAGGACGTGGTTGCGTTTTTGAATCCGCTTTTGGCGCTCAACGGGAAGCCGAAGATCAAATTGATTGGAAACGGGGAATATGAAAAACAGCAAGATCGAATGGACGGATCACACAGTGAATTTTTGGTGGGGCTGCCAGAAGGTGAGTCCCGGTTGTGAGAATTGCTACGCCGAGGCGTTGGCCAAACGGACCGGGCGAGACTGTTGGGGCGACTCGCCGCGGATCATTCGGGCGGAGAAGGCGCGGAAGGAATGCTTGAGCCTCGATCGAAAAGCGCGGCAGTCGGGCAAGCGCGAAATCGTGTTTGTGAATTCGATGTCGGACTTTTTCGAATTAGGCGGCGATGATATTATTTGGGCTAGGGCATTGGCTTTAAAGACGTTTGAGGAATGCCGTTACCTATTTTTTTTACTGCTTACCAAGCGACCACAGTTTGCTCTGTCAATTCTTGAATATTTGGCGGATTGGTGGGACTGCAAGACCGACCTGCCGAACGTTGGTCTTGGCGTAACGGCAGAGAGCCAGAAGCAGGCGGATGAGCGGATTCCGCACCTTCTGCAAATTCCGGCGGCGTTGCGGTTCGTTTCCTGTGAGCCACTGTTGGGGCCGGTTGACTTGGGAAAGACAGGGGCGCTCGGTTGTGATTGCCATGATGACGACGAATGCTATGGGAGTTGTAAATTTTACCGTAACGCAGTTGACCATACTAAAATAATCGATTGGATCATTGCTGGCGGGGAGAGTGGGCCGCGAGCCAGGCCGATCCATCCGGATTGGGCGCGGTCGTTGCGCGATCAGTGCAAAGCGGCGGGCGTTCCTTTCCTGTTCAAGCAGTGGGGGGAATGGGCACCTATTAGATGGCAGGGCGCCACGACAAATCCGGGAGATTTGTTCCTTGACCAGGATGGGACATACATTCGCATTAAATTCGGCGAACAGATTCCCGCGAGCCTTCCGGACCTTCCGCACAGTATGGCGTTGATGCGCCGTTGCGGCAAAAAACATGCAGGCCGGTTGCTGGATGGCGTTGAAAATCTCGAGTTCCCGGGGGTGATCAAAAATGGGTGAATGGAAATCGTATGCTGACGAATCCCGGCTCGATTGGGGCACTGAGCAGGATGGCAACCTAAACCGCGATCAGATCAACACAGGTTGTCTGATACGTATCGCATACGCCATGGAGGCGATGGCTCAACGTCATATCGAGTTGTTACAGGAGAATGAAAGACTGAGCGAACAAGTGATGCGCTTTATCCATCGATATGAGAAAGCGGAACGCAGCCGAGCGGCGCTGCAAGGTTGGGTGACACGATTAAAGGAGGCGAAGCGCGATGAAAAGGCTTAAAGAATACGCGGTTCAGGTGGTCGTTTTTGCGGCGGTGTTCAACGCGGCGTTTTGGGCGTTGATGATGACGCAGAACGAGGCAATGGGGCAAGCGCAGTGGGACGCGCACGGCGCCCCGTTGATCTTGCAAAAACAAGCGGAGGATGATTTAGGCGGGCCGGTTGAGTGCGTTTCTCGCAGCCGGGCGTTTGTGACCGACGACGCAGCAACGACATTCACCTTGGCGCTTTCACTCGTCGAATACCGTTACACGTTTCGTCGCGTGAATGTGAGTTCTCACAGCGCGGCGGTTGCCGAGATAGAGGGCGAATGATGGATGGCCGTGATTTGATGGATGATTACAACGAGATTGCGGCGCTCAAGAGGCGAATTCGTGCGCTCGAAGCGGAGAACGAGAGGCTGCGTGCGGCCAACCTTGCACAACAAGGCTTGGTCTCAGCGGCAAAAATGGAGCGCCGGGAGAACGAGCGTTTGGAAGCGGAGATCGAGCGCTTACGTGGTCTGTGCAAGCAAATCCGGCATATCCTCAACGGAGCCTTGCCGCTGAACGAAAAACTCTACCGCGTTATTGAAATAACCATGACGGCAGAGAAAAAAGAAAGCGAGGGCGGGGAATGAGCGACAAGCCGCAATACACGCCGGGGCCGTGGAATCCGTCCAGAAATTACATAGTCAATGCAGCGCGGGGACTTGAGGCGGATCGCCGCGGAGAGTCGTGGAAGGATCGCCACGGTGAATTTGAGGATACTGTAGCGGACAACGCGAACCTAATCGCCGCCGCGCCGGACATGTATGTGGCATTGGCGACCCTCGTTCGATGGGTTAGCTTGGACATAACCGAAATGGAGCAGGCTTGCGACAGGGGGCGAGCAGCGCTGCAGAAAGCGAGGGGTGAATAATGGCGGGGCGGGAACAGGTGGTTGCGACCAGGTTGGATGATATGGAGTGGCGGTTGTTGAGGATAACGGCAGAGGCGCGGGATATTCCTGTGGCTACGCTTCTACGGCAATTGGTAAGGACGGAACTAGAAGAGGTGTTCCCTGCAATCAAATTCGAGCATCCGGTGGCGCGGCAGCGGTATGGGTATCGCGAGCATTGGCGCCTAGCGGACCGGGACGGAGGGTGCAATGTGCTGCATGAGGGTGTCATATAGCGGAAGGCCGGATTGTTATTATTGCGGCGCCAAGGTGGGTTTGGATGACTGGTCAAGGGTGTGCGGAGGGCTTCGGTATCACTGTTGCCGGCCGGCGTGTCAAGATCAGTTGGACCAGGATCGAGTGGAAGCGAGCGAGGACACAATTTTCACAAGCCGGGAAACGGCAGAAAGGCAATCAAATGGAGATGGAAACGGTTGTGGATGTTAATGGCATGGAGACTGTGCAGCGTTTATCTAAGGACCTGAGGCGGGCTGCAACAGAGATGTATGACCGTGAGGCGCGGTGTCTCGTCAAGTCGTATTACATCATGCAGGAGCAACGGGTTCGAGTCGGCAATCAGATTTCGTCCGGAGGGGACACACCGAACGAGGTGTTGAAGTATTTCTTTGAGCAATCCGGAATCCTCGAAAAGCAGATGCACGGAGCATTGACCGCCTATGCCAAAAGCCACGATATGGGGGTTTGGGCGATGGGTATTTGCGGGATCGGGCCGATTATCAGCGCCGGCCTGCTTGCCCACATCAACCTTGAGCCGTGGGTTTGCGCCCCGCATCACGGCACAAAGAAAGTCTGTTGGCCAGGTAAGCCATGCACACCGGAATGCAAATTTCAGCGCCTGACAACGGCGGGCCATATCTGGTCGTTTGCCGGGCTGGACCCAAGGGCGGAGTGGAAAAAAGGAAAGCGCCGGCCATGGAACGCCGCATTGAAAACGCTGTGCTGGAAGATCGGGGAGAGTTTCGTCAAGGTCAGCGGACGAGACAATGACATTTACGGCAAATTATATCTACAGCGCAAAGCCGAAGAGATCGAGCGGAATGAGCGCTTGGAATTCGCGGACCAGGCCAAAGAGAAGTTGGAAAAGTTCGACATCGGCGAATCGACGGACGCTTATAAGGCGTATTCAATCGGGAAACTGCCACCGGGACACATACACGCCAGGGCGAAACGGTGGGCGGTCAAAATCTTTCTGTCCCATTGGTTCGAACGAGCCTATGAATTAAAGTGGGGAGAAAAGCCGCCGATGCCGTATGCGCAAGCGATCCTCGGGCATGCGCACAAGATAGAGCCACCGGAATAAGCCATAGTATGAGAAAGTAACACAGGGACGGGTCGAGCCAAGAAAGAAGAATGAACAAGGTTCGCGAGCGAACCAAGACGAGTGAATGCACATTGAGAAGGAGTGAACTAAGGTTAGAGAATGAACACTGTCATAGATTGGACCATACTGGGGGAACGCGCATTGGCTTTGAGTGAGCCACACTCGCCGAATGACCATTGAAAATGATCGAATCAGCCTCGTAAAATGAACACGATGAGCGAATGAAACATCCTCGCCGAAGGAACAATATGCACGATTGAATCATGGGCAGAGGAGGGAACATGACAATGGAGTGAACCATGGCACATGACGGCACATTGGGGAGGATTGAATCACAGTGAGTGAACGCGCATTGGTTGGGAGTGAATCAAGAACAAGGAACGCACCATACCCGACGAATGAAACACTGCCTACGAAGGAACACGATACTCGATTGAGCCAGCAGTCAGGAAGGCACATGAAGGGCGATCAAATCATCAAGATAGAATGAGCACCGCAGACGAGTGAACCATAGAAAAAGAAGGTAACATCGTGAGAGAGTGAGACACGAAGTATGAAAGAACATTGGACCAGATCGAGTCAAACCTGAAGAACGAAACATAGAATTGGAACGCGCCACGACCTTCGAATGAACATAAAAGGGGAGCGAATCACAGGGGTTGAATGCTTATGGACCGGGAATGATCCAAAATCCAAGAAGGGAACAGCCGCTTTGAGTGAACCACAGGTTTTGAACGCACAAGATCGCCGAGTGAGCCACGAAGATTGTAGGAACAAAGGAACTAGGCGAGCCATCGTGCCAGAATGAACATTGGTCAAGAGCGAGCCAAAAGGATCGATTGAACAGAATCGGTAAGCGAATCACGGCAGTGGAAAGAAAAACACATTGGAATGATCCAAAATGCGGGAAGGAAACAAGGGATTCGAGTGAACTATAATGGTTGAACGAACATGGTAGCCGAGTGAGCCATGAACAAGGTAGGGACAAGTAGTCAGAGCGAGCCATTGAGAACGAATGAATATCGCGTGTGAGCGAGCCAAGTTTCAAGACTGAACAGGCTGATTGAGCGAGCCATTGTGCATGAAAGAACAAACGGGCAGAGCGAACCAGGGGGAGAAAAAGACTGTTGCGGTGATCCCGCGCAAAGAAAAACCCCGGCGCAAGGCCGGGGCGTAGTTGACGGGTAGTTGACTGGGGAGACTATTGGACGTCCCCAACAGGATCGTCGCAGCCGTGTCCCCATGATCCGTATTCCGCAGTTTCATCGACCCATGCGACGGGCACATACCAGCGCCAGCCGATCCGGATTGCGGGCATGGTGCCTCGAAGGCGCCAGCGGTGTAAGGTGCGGGTCGAGACGCCAAGGCGCTCGGAAACTTGCCGGAATGTCAGGTTGTCGGGCATAGTTCAATTCCTCCAATCAGATTGAGTAAACCAGGTATATCCATTCACCGTGACGTTCGCCCCATACTGATGCGTTCCCGGCGCTCTCGCGTTCGGCCAGGGCTTTGTCGCGCTCGATATACATGCGGGCCACGTTGTCGGCGGTGACCGCGTTGCCGTTCAACAGGTGCTCGGCGATCGTGGAGCCAAGGGTGGCGATTGCCACGTCCAGGCGGACCGGATGACCGCCCATGGCTTTCAGTTCATCGACTCGGGTCATGTTCAAGTGCTCCTTTCGTGGAAGTGCGGGGAGGCCGAAGCCCCCCCTGGTCGGTTTCAGGTGACGAGCGGACCGGCAATGTGCCGTTGCATCCAAGCAATAGCCATGGTCCCCTCAAGAACTTCAGTGGTGAACCAATCCTGTTCGATTTTGGAAAACTCGACGAATTCGACGCTCCATTGACGGGAGCGTTTGTCAAAGACGACGTTGGCGTTTTCGTCCGGGCCTTGGTGAGTCCAGGTCACTAATTCCCCATCGTCGCTTCCGATGTTGTGGGGGTTGATCGTTCTAGGCATTGGCTGAGTCTCCTTTCTTGCTTTCGGTTTCGGGTTCATCCCACCATTTGCACTCGGGGCCGCATGGCTCAATGCCCATTTGAATATCATCCCAAACGCAGCCGTAGGCGATCAGAAGCGGGCAAAATTCGTTGAACTCCACAACAATCTCGTGAACCTGTGGGCCGCGCCAGTGGTGGCCGGTGGGCGCTTCGCAAAGGACTTCGCCTTTGCAAATGCCATCCTTGTCATAAGCGACAAGCAAGCGTCCCCCGTAGGATTTGACCTTGGCGGCGATCTTCTGACGGTTTAGCGGTTTGATCGGTTTAGGCATGTTCCGTCCTTTCGTCCATTGATTTGCTGGCCTTCCCGGGCCAGTGTCGCGCCAGTATAATGTCAACATCGGCCAAGTCAAGACAAAACTTGACAACTAATGATAAGCGGGCAATTTTGTTTGATGGGTGCTTGATGGGGTTGCAAGCGGTTGCTGCAACCTTTTGCAACCAATGTTTCACGTAGAACGATTTCGAACACATGTTCGGTTTGGGACAGTTTGGCTTGACAACCTGATTGACGATCTGGCAGTTTGCGCGTGCGACTGTAAAGCCGCATCCTCCTGACTGAAGCCCGCCTGGGTGGCCATGCCTGGGCGGGCAGCGCGAACAAATACAGGGGGTAGGGGGCAAGTAGATGTGGCACACCAGCGTTGCGCAGCACAGACGAGGGCTGGTAAGCGCTGTAAAATCAAGGCGCATGGAGATTCAAAATTCTGTTACTGGCACGATCCAGTTTTCGCCGACGCTCGGGCCGAACTATGCCAGCGGACAGGTAGGGCGACACAAGAGGCTTACAAACGGGCCAAGGCGGAGGCCGAGAGAACGGGGCGAGCGTGGCTAGAAACGTTAAATCTGACCAGTCAGGCCGATTGCCGGGCGGCGTTGAGCCATATCGCCAAACTGGCAGCTCGAGGAGAAATGACCCTGCAAGAGATCAGGGTTTGGACGAATCTCATTCAGGCAGCCTCACGCACATTGCCGGCGGACCCGCCCAATGACGCAACCAAATCCAGCGCTGATCGCCGTTCTGCAAGAGTCCTTGCGCTTGCGACAGGTCTACGCGCAGAGCACCGCGGCAATCGAGAGGATACAGGCTGAGGGCCATATTCAAGACGCCTCGGACGCCTACGTTGAGTTGTGGCGGTGGGATGTCGAGTCTTGGGCCAAGGCGATGTTCCCGGAACTCTGCACCGCGGAGTTTTCGCCCTTTCACGAAGCCGTATTTCAAATCTACCGTGAATCGATCTGCTATGACCTGCCGGGCCGGATTGGCCGGCGGGACGTGATCGCGGCGCCTCGGGGCAACGCCAAATCCTCGGTGGCAACCTTTCTCTGCAACGTCCATGCGATTTGCTATGGCATTGAGAAATATATCGTTATCTTCGCCTCGACCGCCCGGCAGGCCGTCCAGCGGACCAGGAACATTCGTGATGCGCTGATCGAGAACGAGAACATCCGCGAAGTCTACGGGCTGCTGTGTGACCCAAAGGCGGCAGAGCAGGCGTTTACGGCCAATGGGGTGCGCGTCGAGGGCTATGGGATGCGCGATGCGACCCGCGGGCTGAACTTCGAGGGGCAA